TAATTTTCAAGTACAGAAGAACCAGGCAGTTCAGCAGATTATTGCACTGACTCAAGCTAATGAAGAGCTTGGGCAGTTCTTTAATTCGGAAGAAGGTTTGCCGATTCTTGTCAAGAATCTGACGGTTTATGGTGCTGATCTATTGCCTGAAGCCGTTGACAAATGGATGCAGAAGCGTCAACAACAGCAACAACAGGCGCAACAGCAACAGCAACAAGCTATGATGATGGATCCAAGAATGCAAAAGGTCCAGATTGACAAACAAAAAGTTCAGATTGAGGCGCAACAACAGCAACTAGATATGCAACAACAACAGTTTGAGAATCAAATGGCTATTGCTGATAGAGCTACGCAAGATAAGTTGGCTGACTCTAAGATACTTGAAGCAGAAGCTAAGATATCCCAAGCGCAGATTGATAGCGCTGTTAAGCTTGAGGAGTCAAACACTAGCTTGGAGCGGCATGCTTTAGATGCCGCGGCTAAAATGGCTGAGGTTAAGTCACGTGAGCACAACGATCACTTGGCTACGCATAAGTTGGCGCATGAAATACATTTATCAACTAAGGAAAGTAAAAATGACCAACCCTAAATATAAAATTACTGAAGCACACTTAACCACACCAGGTGGCGTAGCTAAGTTAGAGCGTGATGGACACAATAGGCATACTATCCATGATGCAATGTATAAGATTATGGATAAAGCTTCTCATCAGGAACAAACTAAAGTAATGTCGAAATTGTTTGATAGAGAGAAACCATGTTAGGGGATTTGTGATGGCTGATAAAAATTGGATTGCTGGTGCCGTAAAGAAAAAAGGTGCATTACATAAAGAATTAGGTATTTCTACTGATAAGAAGATACCTGCAAAGAAGCTGGCCACAGCCGCTAAGAAACCTGGAGTAGAGGGAAAACGTGCGCGTCTCGCCGAGACGTTAAAATCATTCAAAAAGGGGAAATAAAATGGCTATCGAAAAGAAACTAAAGAAATTAGACAAAGGCACACCTAAGCAAGAACTGAAAGCCGCTAAACCTGGTAAGAAAGATTTGTCTTTCGAAAAGTCTGCGAAGATGAAAGTAAAATCTAAACCTATGAAGAAGGATTGCAAATAATAAGGAACCATCATGGCAGACTCAAAGAAAAAAGTTCCAAAAGACTTAAAGTTGGCAATGGGTGGTAAAGAAGATTACGCCTCATCAACTATTAAAGGTAAAGGCCCATCTAAGAAGCAAGATGTTAAGTCTGCTGAAAAGAACGAAGGCGGATTGGGCGCTAAAAAGAAGAAGAAATGAGAGAAGAATTGTTTGCCTTTGCGCTTGGCGTTATAGTTACCTGTGTAATAACAGGCGCAATTACAAAGTTTATTCATTGAATATTCCCGAGTAATTCAGTTGGTAGAATGCTTGTCTGTTAAGCAAGTTGTCGTATGTTCGAGTCATACCTCGGGAGCCATATCGTAAATTAGCTCAATGGTAGAGTGTTGCTTGTTAGCGACCGACTCAGGTTCGATTCCTGAATTTACGACTTATATCCATTGACAACCATACATATTAAGCAAATAATACTCACATGAACCGATCATGCCTCTAGATAGTTTTTTAAGCACAAATCGATTGGTAGCTGTAACCGCACGTCGCCAAACGACAACCTGGCCGAATCTTTGCACGTAATGCATTGTTAACTACGGTGACACCGAAGAATCGTCAAGAAGAGGGATTTAATGACTGATACAGATTTAGAGACTGAAGCTCAGGGTGTAGAAGTTCCCCAAGAAGAAGCTCGAGATTCGTCGCCGGAAGACAATGGACCGTTAAGTAGAGATGTGGTTTCAAAGATTGTCGATAGGGAACGAAAGAAAGCTTACGAAAAGGGACAAAAGGACGCTCTTATGCAAACACAACAAGAATCACAAGTCGCTCCACAACAAACTCAACAAGCGCCAGCTATGCAACAACCACAAGGTCAGCAACAAGGTCTAGGTGGGATGCAACAGATGTCGTCAGCTGATATTGAGCGAATGATTGCAGAGAAAGCTCCTCAACTTTTACATGAACATGTTCAAAACCTGAAGAACGAACATACGATTAATTCGTTTGTATCGAAGATGCAGGCAGCCGAACAGAAGCACCCTGGACTGGAAGCGAAGTTAAATGAATTAGATTATTCGACTATGTCACCGTTGGTGCATTTGGCGAACGATATGGAAAATACTGGCGACATCATGAAAGAGTTGGTAGATAACCCAATGAAATTGGGGAATATGCTGGCTTTAGCGCAACATCAACCTATGTTGGCTAAGCGTCAAATGATGGAGCTAAGTAATTCTATTAAAACTAATCAGGAAGCTTTGGCCCAGGAAAAACAAGCTCAAGATCCAATGTCACAATTAAAACCTTCATCAAGTGCCGGGATGGATAACGGTGCAATGTCGGTTACTGATTTTCGAAAGATGTTCAGGTAATACTGGGCACATAACCGGCGTTGTAAACGATATTCCTCCTTAAATTCATTTTTTGGAGTGTTTCATCATGACTACGACGCCTGTCAATATTCTACAGACCGTACAAACTTATCAAAAAGCCGAATTGGCTTGGCTATTAAACTCATTCTGCGCTATCAGTTCATCTAACAAAAAGTTCAAAGACTTTAATGATTTGACAGCTAATCTAGGTGATACCGTTACATTCGACACCACTCCACGTTATACTTCTTACGCTGGATTGGTTATCACCGAACAACCATCGGTTCAACGTGTGCAATCATTAGTATGCTCACAAGCAGCTAACGTTGCAGCCGCTTACACCGACCAACAATTCATATTTAACGTTCGTGATTACATGGACCGCTTTGGTATGTCAGCTATGAAAGAATTAGGTTCCCTAATTGAAGGCGACATCCTAAAGAATTTCGTATCTGGTGTTGTTGTAAATGACCCACAAAACGCTAACTTTGGTTTAGGTCAAGTAGATTCAGGTCCTTTCCGTTTCTATGGCGATGGCGTAACACCAATTAACAGTTTCACTCAATTGGCGCAGTCAGTAGCTAACTTTGAAGACTTCGGTGCGGCTACTCACAAGATGATGGGTTACTTGCCTGTGGCTAACATTCCTGCAATTGTTGGTACTGGTTTGAACCAATTCGCCATGACTCGAAATAATGAGATAGCATACTCTTGGGAATTATGGCGTTTCAGTAATACTGATTGGGTTGAATCGAATTTACTTCCTACTCACATTTCTGGTTTCGTTGGTAATGCTGCGGCTCCTAACAACGTTATGACTGTGGTTTCAACTAACGATCCTACTGGCGCAAACGTTACTCAAATCACTTTCACTGAACCAACTTCTGCAACTGCAGCTGCTGCTATCCGTGCTGGCGATTTATTGCAGTTTAACGACGGCGTTTCTGGTCAACCTAACATGAGATTCTTAACCTTCATCGGTCATAGAGTATCTCAGCAACCAGTCCAGTTCAGAGCTATTGCTGATGCTGCTGACGTTGGTGGAACGGTGGTTGTTAATATCCAGACTATTAATAGTGTTGGTTTAGTATCTGCTCAGAACCAAAATCAAAATATAAACAACGTGATTGCTGCTGGAATGCAAGTAACAGTTCTTCCTTCGCATCGCGCTGGTTGTTTGATGTCTGGTGACCAGTACTACTTGGCTATGCCACGATTACCAGATGAGTCTCCATTCATTACTGTAAATATGACTGACGCTGATTCTGGCGCAAGTATTCGCCATTATTTTGGTAGTCAATTTGGTATGAATAATCGGGCCTACGTCAGAGATGCTATTTGGGGTTCTTCACTTGTAGCTGAAAACAGCATGCGACTCATCTTCCCATTGTAATGCCGAATAGTTACCCCACTTCGGTGGGGTTTACGAAACTTAATTAGAGGATTTCATCATGTCATTAGATAACAACCAAACCTCAAAAGCATTCCCCTACAGTTCTTTCATGCCTTTCTACTTCAATGGCTTAGGACTTAGTAATGATGCTACCACTCCATTAACATTATTAGACGTTGCTGCTGGTTCATGCTTGGATTCAACTGGTACATTCCAGATGACTCTTGCAGCTCCTGCTGTAATTAACATTGCTGTTAATGGATTAAATGGTCTTGATACAGGTACAGTCGCCGCAAGCACAGTTTATGCTGTTTACTTAGTGAGCGACCCTGTTACGCAACAACCAACAGGTGCCATGATTTCATTGAATGTTAGCACGCCGTTATTACCGTTTGGTTATAGTGCTTATAGCAAAATTGGTTATATAGTATTAGGCTCTGGTAGCACGATTCTGAAAGCATACTGGTCTGATAATGATTCAGCTCGTCGAACTATGACGCTAGATGCATTTATATCTGTTGGCACCACTTCTACTTCTGCATCATATGTGAATGTGAACCTGACTAAATTTGTACCGTTAATTAACAATTTATCGGTTCAAATTTACGCCTCATATACACCTGGTCTTGCTGGTAACTTCTTGTCATTACAAGCTGGTAATGCAACAGGTGCGCAAGCAATTATTACCGGCCAAGTAGCATCAGTTGCAGTTACAGGCATTAGCACTATCCTGGCTCAAACTGTAACTATTAGTACCGTTCCTTCTCCTGTAATTAATTACAAGAATAGCGGGACTGACACTGTAGCATTAAGTGTTGCTGGTTTCACATTTGACCTTTAATCGATAAACAGGAGGTAGTTAGTCATGGCTTATACGGCATTGCAGTTGATAACTAGGGCTAGCTACCTTTCTCAGATTATTAGTCGCTCATTGCAAACACCTGATGGTGAGATGATTGCTGATGGGTTGTATTTGTTGAATGCTGATTTAGAATTTAAAAGCACAGATATAAGATTGATTCCTTACTTTCAAGAGTATTTCTTTACCGCAGTACAGGGTCAAGAAGAGTATTTTATACCCAATTTGTTATACACAGACTCCTTAGTGTTCAATATCGGACCTGTTAGGTATCCGATGAGAGAAATGACCAGAAAGGATTATTTTAGCACAGCTCGTGTGGACAATATTCAAAGCTTACCATTTAGTTATAGAACCGAGCGAACATTAGATGGAACAAATGTATTTTTGTACTTTCTTCCTGCTGATACCTATGCAATGACGTTGTGGGGTAAGTTTGGATTAACAAATGTTGATCTCACAACAGATTTATCTTTAGTCTATGATCAATTCTACATTGAATTCTTACGCTATAGTTTAGCTGCTAAATTTTGTGAAGAGTGGGGAAGTACATTTCCTGATGAATCTAAACAAAAATTGATGATAATGCAGAAAAAACTTCTAGATGTCTCTCCTCCTGATCTATCTATACAAGGAACCAGTTACTTCAATCGTGGCCCATTCTTTGATTGGCAGTCGATCAATCTCAGTAAAGGTTGGTGGCCTTTCTAATTTAATACTAGGATGGTGGCCATTTTTAGATTATAATCTATACACAAAGCCTAGGGTAGCTCCCGAATTACCAATATCGCACTGGTTGGCTTTGTCTCTTTTGTGCGAATACTTGCGAGGTATTTATGTCCTATATTTATAAAACTTGTAAAGTTCACAATGATTTATCTCCTGAAAATATCATGGTTAGGCTCATCGGCAAATATAGAAGTTTGTGTTGTGGATTTTGTCATAATGAAAATATTGTAAAAAATAGAGAAAAAAACAAAATAATACATCAAGCAAATATTGCAAATAATAACCATAAATCTAAAGATTTAAAATTAACATGTATTCATCATGGCGAATTACCTCCTGAGAAGATTAAACTTTATGGCGTTAAGAAAAGTTGTTTGATTTGCATAATTGCACGAACTAGAGATTATGAGAGAAGAAATAAAGCTGCTGTAGATAAGCGTGTGAAAGAATATAAAGTTAAAAATAAAGAAAAAATAAGAGCAAGAGAGCGTCAGCATTATAAAAACAATCCTGAATATTATGCTCAAAGAAAATTAAAAGATAGATATGATCTATCTGAAGGTGAATATGAGGCGCTTCTTGTAGCGTGTGATCATAAATGCGAGATTTGTAAGAATCCAGAAACAAGAGTTTATTTAGGTGAGGTTACTAAGTTGTGCATTGATCACAATCACTCAACTGGCAAACGTCGTGGTGTTTTGTGCTTCTTATGTAATCTATATATAGGAAGATTGCATGAAAGCATCGAAGAAATAGAAAATGATTATAGTTTATTCAAAACAGATGATCTAAAACAATCCGCAATCAAATACCTAAAACACCACGAATCCAAGGAGGATTAAATGGACGATTTCGAGTTAAAAATATTACAAGAAGAAAACAAAAGGTTGAAAAAAGAAATAAAGAATCATGATATTTGTAAGAATCTATGTCTTGTTATTCGAATATCTGTTGTATTTGTTATTATTTTTTTTGCTATTGTAGGCGCGGGTGCGCTGCTAAGTAAAATCGTTAATAAATCAGTTGAAAGCAGGGTGAAAGTTATTGAATTAAATAAAGCTGTGACGCCTAACCTTCCGATTTGAAATCGGAAGGATCAATCATCCCGATCCTTATCAATCTGACCCAATCCAAAGCCTATGCACATCATACCTATTAATATCCAGAGCATTATAATTTCCTTAATTGGGACCGTCTCTGAATAAACAAATTAATCCGGGAATGCAAATCAATATCCATAGTATAACAAAGCACATAAGGTCACTCTATAGCTCCACGCGCCAAAAGAAAACCACAAGAACAGAGACGAATATCAACCAATACATACAACCTCCACAGTTATTTACTGAAATTATACGGGCACTAATGTCAAAAATCAATCATTATTGTTATGGATCTCTGGAAGAAGAGATTTGATGGCAGCTGCCAAGGCTGTTTTATATCCAATATGTTTCCCCACTCTGGTTAACAGTTGTTTGTCTTCGTCTCTCTGTATTATTTTTTTTAATTCTGGATGCGCGTTTCGCAATTTTTCGTAATAAGCGCTATCAGTTTTGATTAATTCATTTAATGATTTAGGAACCAATTTTTCTTCACCGACAAGTTTGGAGATTTGGGGTTTTTTGTAATACATGTTTTTGAATTCAGCAAATTCTTTCATTCCATTCCTAATTAAGTCAGCTAAATCTTTGTGTCCATGGTGAGTAAAATGTTCGGATTGTTTTTTGTTTAAAGTGTCTCGAGCATGAGCGAGCTCTTCTCCAAAGTTTTGCTCAGCTAAAGATTTGTTAGGATTTTTTAATGCTTGGGATTTAGTAAACATATCAGATTGTAATTTTCTAACAGATTCGTAATCGCCTTTGGCAGCTTTTTCGAGCATCCTTTTATAGGGAGGAGTATTTGGGAAGGCTTCTTTTGCAAGCTTAAGAATAGATCGGTCTACTTTCATTGCTGGAACTTTTCGTGAAGTAGCTTCCTGCGATGCTATTCGAAAAGGCTCTGTTGCTTCTTGTTTTGCTGTATCATGTGCTTTTTGAATTATATCTGCAGCTAATCTTGGCTTAACCGAAGAGACAGCCGACTTACCTAATCTGGCAGCAGATCCCAGCCCTTTAAAAGCGCCTGGAATTGCAG